TTTTGTTGCTCCTTCGAGAGCTTGTGAATACCTGCTTTTTTTGGTGGGTTACGTAGCCTCCCCGAAACCGTCCCAGATGGCGGTTTATCAATTTCGTTGAATCCATACATCTATTTACCTTGGTATGTCGACATTTCTTAAGCACTTGAAAAAAATAAATAATAAAAACATTTTAATAAGGGAGTTGGCACGTGACATTTTTGGTAAGTCCAGGAATTCTAGTTCGAGAATTTGACTTAACTACTACAATCCCAGCGATTGCTGAAACTCCGGCGGCTTTTTCGGGAGTGTTCCGTTGGGGTCCGGCCTTACAGCGCATCTTAATTGGTTCAGAAGGTGCCCTTGCAAATCGCTTTGGAACACCAACCGACTTCAATGGTGAAACATGGTTCACCATGTCATCATTCCTGGCTTACGGTGGTTTTAGTTATGTTGTTCGAACTCTGGACACAGCCGGAAACACCGCTGTTGTTTCTTATTCTGGTAACGTTGCCAATCTAGCTGTTCAAACTGGTAACAATCATATTAATATTGGAAATACCTCGGGTGTTGCCGTTGGAATGAAGCTTTTCAACTGTAACGCCGCTGGTTTGACTGCAAATCAACAGGGAGGAGTGTTCGTTACTGCCGTTAACTCTTCTGCCATTACAATTTCAACTTCTGCAACAGCAAATATCACCGCAGTTCAGTTAATTTTCCGAACCAACATCGCTTATACTGCTGTTGCTCAGGAATTTGCTGACCTTATTAATCAATGGGCAGATTTTAACGTTTATAATCCCCATGATTATACCATTAAACAGGGCTTATTCGATCCCTCAATTCAATATCTGGCTCGTTATCCGGGAGCACTTGGTAACTCTCTTCGGGTGTCTCAATGTGACACTCCTTCACAGTGGGCATCATTAACCGACCTAACCGCAAATGCTGCCGGAGGAAATACTCAGATCAACGTTGCTGCTACATTCGTTCAGGCTAACGTTGGTTCAAATACCATTCTAGTTCAAGTAACTCCAAGCAACACAGCAGACCCGGCTCAGTCAGCAACAGCTAATACTATTATTGGGGCGGCGCAGGCATCCCTGACCGTGGGAGACCTTGTTGAACTTGGTAACGATGCCATCGGCTTCCAATTCATGAACGTTGTGACAATTGGTACCGTTTCAAACACTGGAAACGTTTATCAATTCACCATTGGAGGACAAAACCAATACGTTCTTCATGCCAACGTCCAAATGTCATTCCTACAACGTTTTTGGGAATTCTATAATAAGGTTCGTGTTGCTCCCGGACAAACAGACTGGGTATTCAACTATGGAAACACTGCTGCAAATGATTCCCTTCACGTTGTTATTTCCGATAACCTTGGGGGTTTCACCGGTGATCCTGGTTCTGTTCTTGAAATTTATACTAACCTTTCTCGTGCAACCGATGCCAAGAACCACACTGGTCTTTCAAACTATTACGCCAACGTAATCAATCAGGGAAGTCAGTATATCTGGTGGGGTAATGATCGTTCAACTGCTCCATCAAATACTGCTCCATTCGTGAAGTCATCAACTGCAACCAATCCATACAACATTGCACTGGTCAATGGTGATGATGGGCTGGATGAAGAAGATATCTCATTGGGAGCAATCATCAATGGATATAACCTTTATTACTCAGCCGAAGATGTTGACATTTCATTAATTATGACTGGTAAAAGTAAAGGTCTTCCAATTAATGCCAACACTCAGCTTGCAACATGGTTGATCAATAACATTGCCGAAGTTCGTAAGGACTGTATAGTACTTTGTTCACCTGACATTGGTTTCGTTGTTAACAATCGTGGTTTTGAAGCCGATGACATTGCTGCGGCTCGTAATACGATGCCATCAACTTCATATGCTGTGATGGATTCGGGCTACAAGTTTATGTATGACCGTTATAATGACGTATTTCGATGGGTTCCACTAAATGGTGATATTGCTGGTCTGTGTGCTCAAACAGACATGACCAACGCTCCATGGTGGTCACCTGCTGGTTTCAATCGTGGTAACGTTAAAAACGTTGTTCGTCTGGCCTGGAATCCAAAAGAACCAGATCGTGACACTCTATACTCTAACGATGTTAATCCAGTTGTTCAGTTCCGAGATATGGGAACCGTGCTCTATGGTGATAAGACTCTATTCCACAAACCATCAGCATTCAACCGTATTAACGTTCGTCGTCTCTTCATTGTTCTTGAAAAGGCAATTGCAACAGCAGCGAAGTTTACCCTGTTCGAATTCAACGATGAATTTACCCGAAGCCAGTTTAAGGCAATGGTATCTCCATTCTTGAAACAGATTCAGGGACAACGTGGTATTACTGGATTCTTCGTTCGTTGTGACCAGACAAATAATACCCCTTGGATTATTCAGAATAATGAGTTCGTGGCGGATATCTTTATTCGACCAAACTACTCAATCAACTGGATATTACTTAACTTCATCAATGTGCCGCCGACACTATCGTTTGCGGAAGCAGAAGCAATTCAATTCTAATGTGGTTTTTAATAGCTGGTATTGTATTAATTGGTGGGGGATTTTTTATATATTTTATGTGTGTGGATGATGATAATGCTCCTCCAATAGACTATGAAGAGGACGTTCCTCCTCATCCAATCAAGAAGAAGCAGCCTCATCATACTGAGGCATATAAAAAGAAACATCATATTGTTGATGATGAAGATAAATAAACAAAAAGGGTAATTTAATGCCATTTAACGTAAATAGTTTTCGCGCAAACGGTTTAGTACTAGGTGGTGCTCGCCCATCTCTATTCGAAGTGTTCTTCCCAATATTTCCACCAGGCTTGTTCGCCTCCGGAAATCTTGCCACCAAGTCAACATTTGGCGACAAGTTGACCTTCCTATGTAACGCTGCATCTATTCCAGCATCACGTGTTGACGCAATCCCAGTCTATTACTTTGGTCGTGCCGTTAACTTTGCCGGAGAACGAGCGTTCGATCCGTGGAATGTTACAATCCTAAACGATGAAGACTTTAAGGTTCGTGACTTCTTTGAAGCATGGTCAAACCGTATCAACATGATGACTGCCAACATTCAGGAAACATCATCAAATCCTCAGGACTATAAGGTTGAACTTGCGAAAGTCATCCAATGGGGTAAGGATGGTGGTCTGCTTCGTGAATATAATTTCTTTGGTATGTGGCCTTCAATCGTTGGGGACATTCAGTTGGCCTGGGAACAGGGCAACCGAATTGAAACCTTCGATGTTCGCTTTGCATACGATTGGTGGGAACCAGCCCTTGTTGGTCAGCCCGACCAGGAACAGCTTGCAGCCGCAACTTACGATCCAGGTGTTGGTATCTTCAACGATACAAACATTATATCGGAAGCTCAAACACAAGCTATCCCAACTCTGGGAACTTCTGGCAACCTAACACCAAATGGTGGACCACAAGCATTCCGAGTAAGCTAAATATTATCTTGGTGTACACAAGGAACGACAGCTTAGGCGGTTCCGAAAAATGGGGACTTCGGTTCCCATTTTTTATAAATAGTCATATATAATATGATAACAATATTAAAAAGGAAACCCCAATAATGACTGACGTATTCAGTGTAACAGCCGCTTATGACAAACCATCTTATAATAAAGGTGATACTATCACTGTTACTATTTCTGGTAATGATGTATTAACAACAACTACAAATGTCCAGATTGGACCTTTGGCTATTCCAGTATTAGCCGCAGATGGGGCAGTTAGTACAGTTACTGTTCCTCAAACCACAGCAACACAAACAGTTGTGACTCCTGAATCAGTAACAATTGATACTACAAAACCGATTGTAGATACAAGTCCGACCCCTCATACCTGGACTGTATCAGCTAACAAATTGAATATCACAACGGTTGCATAATGATTATTACAATTCCGCTTATTGCGGCTGACGGAGCAACTAATACTGTTACGCTACCTGATCCGGCCATTAATCAGCCGGTGACTGGAAACCTTTTACAATCACCAAACGATT